GGAATGTTGTTTTCTCAGGAAGAAGCGATGTCTTACCTAGACCTCTTACGACCAACGCACACAGGTCTTGAAACACCTTTTGAATTATTGGCTGCGTATAGAAACAACTTTGGTCTTAATCCAGAACCAGCGCTTCCTATTAAAAACCAAAAGCGCTTGATTCGTGAAGCGCTGTATATGTACAGCCGTAAAGGAACCCTATTATCTCTTGGTACTTACGTTGAGTCATTAACTAACTTCAACCCAACGATTACTGTTTCTGGAAATTTACTTCTTAGTGTTGAAGACAGCACATTTTACAACGGTATTGGAAACTGGGAAGTTAACGCCGCAACACTTGTAGAGAGCGACGAACAGGTTCCTGTTAACACCGATGCTGTTATTGACGATGTATTTAGTGGAAAAGTAACTGCTGCTTCAGGATCTGCTTACATCACTTTGGGGGATGATTTCCCAATCACTCGTGGAATCCCTGTCGGTAGTGAGGTTGACTACATAATCGGTTTTAAAGTCAAATCACCAACAAGTGCTGGAAGTGTAACGATGACCGTCACTTGGTATGACAAAGATGCACAGGAGATAGACAGTGAAAGCGGTGTTGTACTTTCAGCAAACAACACATGGAAAACACAGTGGACTGAGGTTACTTCTCCAGTAGACTCTGCTTACGCAAGTTTAAAGTTTGCATTTAGTGCGGCAGGTGTTTACTACATAGATCAAGTTGACCTGCATGCTGGAACAACCGAGGTGTACAACGAAGCACGTGCTATCGACGTGTTCTTGAACCCAGTTAAGACTAATTACGTTAACAACCCATCGTTTGAGGTAAACGTGACAGACAGTTGGATTCTTGACGGCGATGCAACAATCGAACAAGATGCTGATGTTTCGGAACTCTCTTACTCAGGAGAAAACAGCGCAAAGATAACTGCAACTGGTGATTGGTCATTTACATCTAATGCAATACCTATTGAACAGGGAACGTACTACACCATGTCTGGCCTCATTAAATCGGACGCAGACTTGTCTGTCACGTTTGTCGGAAGAGATTCCGAAGGTGACATCGTTGAGACAGAAGACTTGTTTAATATAGATGCAACAACAGACTGGGCTCAGTTCACCATCACTCACTTAACCGATGCGTTAGATGCCACGGTAGTAACGTACGAGTTAGTCTTTGAAGGCAGTGATGGAGAATTCTATCTAGACTGCATCCAGTTTGAAAGAGCCCTGCGTGCTTCAGACTACTTTGATGGAAACCTTCCTTCAGAATTTGGCGCTGTCTGGGAGGGAGATGAGGACGACTCGTACTCCCACCTATACCCAAACAAACTATTAAAGATATCCCGTCTTAGCAAGACCATGAACGACTGGGTTCCTATGAATGCTTTCTGGATTATCCGATCATATGCAGGGGTGGAAGCAACTAACTTGACGGTGTAGGATCTGGGTCATGACTGACCTACTTATATCAATACTCATAACTGGAACCGCAATCACTTACACGATTGAGTTCTTAAACTTAATCACAACTGATTTCTTTGGAATCTCTTTTCTAAATAAAGTTTTAACATTGCCATTAAGTTTTGGTGGATTGTGGGCTTTAGATGTTTGGGGAATGCACCTTGCTGTAGCAGTGCCATCCGCTGCTTTTGTGGCGTTGTTTATTGGTAAACAGTTAGATAAACCCGTGGTAACTAACATGCCAAGGTTACGTAATCTATGATGCAAAAAATTGCAATCATTAGTTTTGATGACAACGTTGATGTAGAGAAAGCAGTACAGGAACTTGCAGACAAGTATCCTGATGCTGAATTCCTACTGCCAATCCTTGAGTACGGCACGTTTGCAAAGAGCGCCCTAAGAGCAGTAATCGATACTGGGATGTATCACCTTTATTTCTCAGAAAACGCTTCTATAGACGACTATGCGGTAGAAGCAGATGACATCACCTTCTGCTCCAATCCAATCAAGGAGATCATCAGGCAACTCAACACAGGAGATGTGTTAGGCATTGTGTGGGATGAAAGTTTTGAAGCCCACTCAATACTGCACTCCTTAGAAGACTTCGCCCTAGACATGTGGGACATCACCGACGGACTCGATGCCATCGAGATTGACTACAGCGATGAGAGCGAGACCCAAGAACTCTATGACGTCATGACATCGACCCTGAACCTATTTGCAGAAAGCCTTGCCGCCTATGTAACCTCAGCAGTCTTGGACGTCCTAACCGACACCATACGAGAGCGACTAGAGGAAGAGGATACGATGAGGGATATCTCGCCTTTTGACGACGATCTATGAGAATCCCTGCTGAGGCGTATTCTGCCGAACTGACCGATTTCCAGTTCCGACTCTTAGCCACCATATGCCATTTAGCGGGCTCTGAAAGCCGTTTAGAGACCACAAACGCCCTCCTGGGTACTCAGACTGGCAACGTGACCGAGAAGACCGTCCGTAGGGGCCTTCTAGCCCTAGAAGAGGCTGGCTTTATCAAGCGAACAAAGACCAAACGAGCCAACGGATATCAGGGCAAGGACATCTTGGACATTACAAGCCCAACTGGGCCTGTAGAAGCCCAAGAGATGTGGGCCTCAAATGTCCACACCTCACATGACTATAAGTCACGTAGCCATATAGTCAATAAGCCATTAGTACCTAATAGCCAAGATAGTTATAAATTAAAAGATATTGAGGAAAAGGATTTCCTCAAAGAAATAAGGATACCTATGAGAAAATGGGAAGATGATGGAGAAGACTTGGGCGGCTTTGGGCTCGTTGAGCCGAAGGAAGCACAACAGCCACGGATTAGGAAGTCCGACCCAAAAACTCGTGGAAAGCGCCCTGAGCATGAGTGGACGCCGATGGACGTTGCAGCGGAGTTTTCTTTTCAGGTTGGTCGACGCTACCCGTTACTTCCTGGCACTGTTTCCGTCAAGTCGCTATCAGGCGCACTCGCAAAATTCAGAAAGCAGTACAACACAACAGCGTTGATCGAGTTAGAGTTGCTCAGATTGTTTATGGCAGATGAGCGAAACTTTGAGCAGATTGGCGATGAGGCTCCGCTTCTTTATAGAAAGTATCTTGCATCCTTTGGCAAGAAGATGAACCAAGCACGAGAAAACCTTGGTTTGACAAAGGTAAACGCACCAGTAGAAACTTCAGTTAAGGTCGGCACTCTCACAGCCAGCGATGGTCGTGTGTTCCAGAACTCGCTCTCTGGTCGTGCACAATTAGAGCGTTATGAAAAAAAGTTAGGAGCAAATAAATGATCCCAGTAGAACTTACAGGTTCAACCTGTCAGTGCGGCAACCAATGTGGGTGCCAAATTACAAAAGATGAAGTTCGTGAGATTGTTAAAGAAGAGTTGGAAAAGCAGCAATGATTATTGATACAGGAACAGTTCTTGGAATCATCATTGCACTTGGCGGCTCTATCACTGTGATGGGTCTATTTTGGCGAGAAAACATTGCGCTACGTCGTGAACTATACGCACTACTACAGAAGGAGAATAACAATGGCTAAAAAAGTTAATGGGCTGTTTGAAGCAGAACTTATTAAGAATCAGGAAAAAGGCGGAGCATGGCTTTGCGAGTACTCAGTTGTACGTGACGATATGGATCAGCCAGTAGTCACAGGACGTAACGCATTCTCTAATGCCTCAGCAGGTAAGCGTTGGCTTAAGGAGATGGTTCTTACTCACACGACTAAGAAGAGCATCAAGATGGCTGCAACAGATGCACGTGATATCAAGGACAAGCCTGTTCATTTCCTTGGCGCTGTAGCATTTAAAATTATTCTTTAGTAAATAAATCTGGGGGGAACATGTACGACATCAACGAGTTATCGTCACTCAAAAGACATTGGTTAACTCGCACTTCAAATATCCCACGTCGATTCTTTGGTCTTGAGCCACAGGACATTGTTGATCGTGCTGGGTACTTTCCAGATGAAGTAGCGACGTGGATTGACGATGCGGTTCAAGGAAATGTCATTAAGCAGATTGGCAACATCGGTGTTAACGGTGTTGGCCTTCTGTTTGATGGAAGTCCAGGAATTGGTAAGACAACCCATGCCGTAGTTGCGGCTATGGAATTTTTGCGCCAGTTACCAAACGATGATGCAGAAGCGTGCAAAGTTCTAAGCATCAACCAGAAGGATTATGGACTAACTTGTAAACCGATCTACTACATGACTTATCCAGAGTTTCTATCACGCAAGAAGGCAACCTTTGATGCAGTGCCAGAAGACAAGCGAGAGGCTATGTATGAACTAGATGGCTTTCATGGTCGCTCTAAGTTTGACTGGTTAAATGTTCGTGTATTGGTCATTGACGACCTTGGTAAAGAATACGGATCTGATTACAACGACTCTTCATTTGATGAGATCTTGCGGTTGAGATACGACAAGGCTTTACCCACAATCGTGACTACAAATGTTAGACTTGAGAACTGGGAAGCCGTGTACAAGGAAGCAATGGCATCTTTTGCCAATGAAGCCTTCGTGCGTGTCCCAATAGTTGGAGACGATTTGCGAGCCGCACAATGAAAGGCATGAGCGTGGAGAGTTCTTGGAGAACAGTTCAACTCTTTATCTCTGCTCAGGCTGCTGGAGTTTTTGAAGTTGAAGTCGATACTGACACAAAACAAACCCGATGCAGTTGTCCTGTGTGGAAAAAAGGTTTGTCTTGCAAGCACACTTCTTTTGTTGATACTCGTATGCGTATGAATCAAGGGCACTATTCAATTCTTGTTCCAAACGAGATATCAGAAGACGTAGCCCTAGAAGCAAATGATGACCCTAAGAAGTTTAGAGACTTCGTAGTGAGATATGCTAAGGTAGAAGTAATATGAAAAACGGAGACATCTCAAACGTCTCCTCACCTCAAGTAATCTGTGTTACCGATGTAGTAGTTTCTTTAGTTACTGAGGAGACAAAATCTTTTTTATCTAAGAAAACAACTTCAAAGATAGGAAACATAGAAGGATTAAATGCCAACAAGTTGTGGATCATGTCCAACAACTATGGCATCTCACTTGAACTGGCAGGCTTTGCTGATCAGGGATGGACTGAAGAGTTACTTGATAAAGCATTTGAAAAATTGGAACGTCGTGTGGTTAACCCATTTAACTATTGGCAACTATATGAGGATCCAGAAGAGTTAGTTATTGGATTGCCGTATCGCCCCAACTTAAAGGCTGTCATAGACATCCCTGATCGAGTTGCACGATATGGCTCGGCTGGTGTAGAAATAGGCAACATCTAGTCCTTGAGGGAGGGCACATGGCAGCAGACAACGAACATCGTCTCGTTAGTAAGGTCATTCGTGACCGTGAGATTACCCCTGCACTGCAACGTGGCATCACTGACGCATGGTTCCTCGACGACGAAAACAAAAGAGTATGGGCATTTGTCCGCAAACATTATGCGGAGTACAGCGAAGTTCCTACAGCAGTAACTGTTAAGGATCACTATCCCAACTACAAAGTCTTAGATGTACAAGACAACATCGAGTACCTGCTTGACACGATGGTTGAGTTCCGTCGTCGCATGCTTACACGACAAGGTCTTGAAAATGCTGTAGAGCAGTTGCAAGAGAATGATCATGAGTCTGCTCTCCTTGCGATGGAAGCGACCATCACAAAGGTCAACGAGCAAGGCGTACTAGGTACGCATGAGATCGACCTTACAAAGAACACCGAAGAACGTTACAAGGAATACCAGTCACTTCAGAACGCTGAG